CCTTATTTTATTAAGCTAATGTTATATTCTTGATAACTACGTTCTTACGAGCTGCTGATACTAGTGGCGTTCCATAAAGCAATTGTAGCCATTTGTATGATGTATCTGTAACTGCAAGGTCGTATTTAATCATAGAACCTAACTGTTTGAAGCACAATACGTCAGGGTCGTTCATAAGCAAATAAGCTTTAGCTGCGCCAGGAAGATAGCTATTATAATCTATACTAAGAGCTGAACCTGTACTAACTGCTGCTACTCTACCTATAAATTCGTGCCCTACGGTTGTTCCAACTACTGCCCTAAATACGTTAAAATACAAAGGTGCGCCAGAATAAGATACTTCAACAGTAACCTTATCGCCAGCAGAAACTGCCATTGTACCCTGTGTAGAAGCAAGAGTTTCACCATCTGCATATACAGCACTTATTCTATAAGAATATGTACCTGCGTCTGCTGATACGAATTCACTAGCTGCGTCTGAAGGGGATAGGAAGTTTGCAAGTGAAGGAGCTGCGGATGCGCTAACTGTAACTGCTAGAGGAGCTCTACGAGGACGGCAGAATAGTGAAGGTTTGAACCTATAGTCTATTGTACCATTATGTTCTTTCACTCTATTACCAGATACGATTACTGCACCAGGAATGGTTCTCTGTTTATTATATATAGTTTTGCTGAACTTGCTGTGTACGTCTGTGCCTATATACATATCCATAGCCATACCGAAATTGTTCACGTTCATAAGAGCTGCATCTTCTGCTGCATCTTCATCCATCATGCCTTTAAGATTTATGATTACGCTGTCTGTTACGCCAACTTCGTCATAACCTGCGAAAGCTGTAGATTTGAAAGCTGCTGAAGTTTCTTTAGCTTTAATCTGAGCAAATATACCATCATACTCTAAAGCATTGATAGCAGAATCTGCATCAAACATAGCTCTTTCGTTTTTACCTAAAAGTTCTACTGTTTTGTTCTTAACTTCTCTCGCTATAACTGGTCCATGTGCAGCCTGTATAAGAGTTAAGTTATGTTGTACTTGAGCCTGTGTACCAAGATATTTAACCTGGTATACTTGCCTATTGTACGTTGCTGTCGACTGAGTAGGTGTTGAACCCATTGTGAAGAAAGGACTTACTTCCTCACCGTATGCGTTCTGCACGTTAAATTCGCCAACTGCCTGTGTTACTTTTTCCTTTATGATGTCTTTCCACAGTTTAAGGTGTTCAAGACCATAAGTAACCAATTTTAGTGTACGGTCTAAGTCTTCAACTGACAATGCGGAACCGCCTGTCAATGCTGAAGGAGCTGTAGTACCGTAATTCTGTGAAATAGAAAGGGCTTTTTGTAGCTCTTCTACTTCTTTGATTGAGTGTGCGCCAAAACCTGTCATAGCAGAGTCATTGGCTACGTTTTCTAGAATCATGTTTGACATAAAATGTCTCCTTTAATTTTTAGGAATGTTACCTTTTTTAATTGTTATAAATTGGTGTGTAAATATGTAATAGTTAGACTATCATTCTTCCCTTTCGGGTTGAAACCAAATTACTTACTTAGTAAAGTTTGTTCTACTAGTTCTCTGCTTGCTTTATTAAGTATGTAGCCGTTGTTCTCAAGTTCAATAACTTCATCTAAAGTTATCTTTTTAGCTTTGTAAAGTTCCTCAGCAGCATCTAACATTTCAGATTTGCTGAAAGACTTAGCTTCATCTGTATCAGTCATTGATTTCTCAAGAGCTGCTACTGAAGTTATAGATTTTGCTCTCTGAGGAGCAGAAGCCATAGCTTTTATAAGAGTTGCTTGTTCATTCATTGACTTTTTCATTTCTTCCATTTTCGTTTCATATTTGGATGCGGTCTGTTCTACTATGGACTTGATAAGAGCTTCTTGAGTTGCTTCAACTTTAGCTTTCTTTAGTTCTTCAACTTTAGCTGCTTTTTCTGCTCTTAGAGCTATCAATTCTTCCATCTCAGATTTCTTAAGAATTGCAGGAACTGCTACTTTCTCAGCTGGTTCTATTTCTTTTATTTCTTCGGTAACATCTTTGTCATAGTCACCTTTTTCTTTATCTAATTTAGCAATTTCTTTCATTGGATGCTTTGCTTGTCCACATGCGGGGCATTTAGCTATAGCTGCATCTGCAGTAGTTTTTGCATCTTTGGATATTTCTAGTTCGGCAGGAACTTCTCCGCTTCCACCAGGAACCATAGGTTTTAATTCTTCCGGAACATCCCATTTAGGAAGTACGGCTTTTTCAAACATCTCGTCGATTAAAGAGTCTATTGATTTCATGATTTTC